CCGGTTTGAGCTGTTTGCTAGTATCAACTTGGAGTGATCAACGGAGTCTGGGTGTAGCCAAACTTCATTGATCCACGGGGTATATCTCTTGATGTCGGCAAGAGCGACGCTCAAAGCGGTATCAGACAGCATCTCTTCTTTACCTTTCCGAGGCCTGGCAGTGATTGACCATCCCCGTCCTTCGCCTTGCAAATGAGGGTTGAGCCTCACTCGCGGGATGACCGCTTCAACTACTCTGCCTGGTCGCACTTCCGCGCGAGCACTTTTGAAATCAAGTCTACTTGCCCACGCGTCTGTGAACTGTTTTTCCGTGATCGTAATGCCGCTAGCATTCCACGCTGCCAATTCACCTCGGCCACCCCTGATCTTCCCTCCGTCGAGAACTACGTCCTGCGTGACCTGCCCCCGCTCCAGTTGAATCCAGTTCTTCTCGTCCGCATAGTCAGCATAAATGCCAAGCCCACCGACGGTCTGAGGCGTCTTCAACAATCGTTCTACTGTCTCCTCGCTCAAGTCGTTTCCGTATGCGATGTCGCTGATCATGTGTTTTTTGGTTACCTCGGGCTCCGACCCTCGGCCTAATGCGAGATTCCAAGTCGTTACTTGTTCCGATGCTCGAAGCACCCCTCTAGGCGGATCTTGTGATATTGGATTTCTCCAGAGGATGGAACTGATTATACGACCCAGATACCCGCACACCAGATACGGCATGATCACCTGACGCAGGAACTCGTCTCGCGTCATGGACATAAAGAATTTGTTCGAATTGACAACGAAATCAGCGACCGAGAACATCTCAACTAGCGCCGAAACCCAACCGAAACCACGCGACAACAGTCGATCATCATCACCTGTAGCCATGAGGTCAATCAACGCGTTTTTGCAGCCTAACCTACTTACGGCTCCTGCCATTGCGGTTACAATACCGAAGTTGAACGATGTGCCCATAAGGGCAGTCCACATCCAACCGCTGAGCAAACCGTTCTTGACTTCAACACCTTTCAGGGTCGCTCCGACGATATCGACATAGTAAGGGATACTTACTAACTCCTCCCACAGCTCAGACAGTACACGTAGGCGTTGACCACGCCCCTTCCCCACGTCATTGACCACCATGAAGTCCCGAAGAACGCGGAACCAACTATCAATCATCGCTTTACTGATGTTGTGGTCAAACTTACCTTGGTCAATCGGTGTTTTCACCGTATTGTGACGCGTGTCCTCGGCGAACAGTTTCCACATAGCAACCATTTGGCCACTCGACTTCCATAAAGTTGAGTCCGGGTGCGATCTCAACGCTACCTCAAGCCAAGAGTAAATGTATGCCATACGCAAATAGATCCTGTCTTCACTTGCCACAACCAACCTAGGTTTGTCTTGTTGAATTTTTGTCAGGGCCTTAGCCTTTTGCTCTTTAGCCGGCTCAAGTACTAGTCGCATCACCTCTGAACTACTCAAAACTGCAGCAGCGTTGTTCTTCGTTTTTCCAACCCTGTGTCGTTTCTGTGTTAACTTGTCCAAATAGTAGAGCCTGTCGACGTTTGTGCTTGAACCGGCACGAGCCCAAAGACCAGGGGCTTCAACCCACTCCGACACAGTCATGGCCTTTTCATTCGCTTCTGCCACGTTCGGAGCCCTATCCCAAAATTTCCGCAGTCCTAGCCTCAACTCACTTAGAAACACTCGACTAGACAGTCTTCCCTGTGAGTCGGGCAAGCTGTGTTTAGCAGGCTTACC